TTCTCTTTGTTTTCTTTTCTCCAATAGCTCCTTAACTCTGTCACTTTTCTTTTGTTCTTGTTGCTCTTCGAACCCTAAGAATGTTACAGATGTTTCAGTATCAATTTCAAGTAATTCGTTGTTGAACTTACAGTTCTCGAACACAACACCATCTTTACCGATACGTGATTTTGTAATAGCTATTGTAGCCAAGTTTAATTCTTTTTGTTGGAGTGTTTTGGCCACCGAGATGATTACGTGACCGACTTGGGCTTTCTTAATAGATCCACCCATCTGATCCGTTGTTACAACTTCAGATGATATTGAAGATCTATTACCTTGTGTGGCTGTCCAACCAACCAAACCTAATTCATGACACATCGCTTCGAAATGTCTCATTACAGAACCCTCACTCTTCCACTCATCACCTAATGCTTTTTCGGGCATTACGCAATCAATGTAATCCAAAACAACCAAATCAATTTTGTTACCATCCGCAATCATCTTACGTAATTGGTTTTTGATTTGTAACATTGTTAGAGAATCAGAAGGTAGTTTCTTTAGAATTAATTTATTCTGCATCGAATTCTGTATCTCATGTATTTTTTCAAATACTTTCTCTTTGTGGAGAACCAAATTATCTGGTTCAATACCCGTCCACATTGTGAAATGTTTTCTCTGTATAATCTTAGGGTTATCTTCAAAAAATATTTGAAGTACATTGAACCCCATATTAAACGCTGTGTTTGCTATCTTACTCAAGATTGTTGTCTTACCAACACCTGTAGGTGCCAATATAACCCCAATCTCTCCCTTTGCCAATCCACCCTTGAGAAGATTATCAATACCCTTAATACCCATTGGTATCGGAGATCTAAAGTCGTCATCTAATACGACTTCCAAGTTTTCAAAGACATCACCAGTACCCATGTCTCTTTCCCCAACTTGGATTGCCTCTCTCACCAATTCTTCAACCTTATCATAAGATTCGAAGTCCCCCTCATCAATAATTTTTTGGGCTTGTTTCATCGCCTTCTGAAGCTCTTGTTGCTTACAGAATTTTAACGCCTTTTCTTGTACGAATATACTACCATCGAATGGTGCGTCTTTGATTTGTTTCAGAGTATCTAAAACAATCTTACAAGCCATCTCATTACTGATTTCTGATTTGGCTACTTGCTCAAGAGTATCAAATGTGGGGGTTGATTGATATTTTGTGAAGTACTCTTTAACCATTTGTGCAATGATCTTAAAGTACTTGTTATCAAAATAATTGATTTCTAACACATCAACAATGGTGTGGGCAAAGTCCTTATCTACCACAATTTGATTCAATAATTGGATCTGGAATGTGTTACCTAAATAATCAAAATTTTTCTGCATATGTTTCTCTCTACCCCTTAGATTTATAAATACTCATTAAGCCAACTCAAGTCCACAATATTCGTGATTTAATTGACGACGTGAAAAAATGTCAGTCAAATTAGAAAGGACATCTTTCAAAAATGGTCGTACGTCAACCGTATAACGAACTTTCGGCGGATAAAGTTTTGCATCAAAAATTCTATGACAAATTGTCTCATCACCAATCTTAACATAGATGTGAAAATTCTCAGGACCATCAGTGAATGATGTATCCATAATTTTTGGATCATGTGCAATTGCATCTTTGTTGTCTAACAAATAAACAACTGTCTTCATTTTCAAATAATGATGAAGAGTCTCTTTTACATCAAAGATATACTCATAAAGGTCTGTGGCTACTCTAGCCTTAGGGTTGTACCCTCTCACGTTGAAGAATCTTTGAACAACGATGTTATCGTTTAGTGTCAAAAGGAATTCCATCTTAACTTGATCTTGTTCTCTCATTTTGTTTAGTTTTTAAATTTTCGTTTTTCTTTTCTTGTTAGTTTCATAAATGGTTTCAAAAAATTCACCCACGCTTCATCATTTTTAGGTAGGTATTTGAATAGTCCGTCCTCCATCATGTATTTCATCAGATTTTTATATCCTCTGTCTGTTGGGTCTAAGTGCTCACTGTAGATGGATTGTACTAATTCCTTTCCATCGTCGGTGATCAGTGGTTCACTAAGGTCAACTATCTTTTTGTTTATTTGATAGTATTCTTCTCCAAGTATACCACTTTTTGTCTTGCCTGTCAAAATATTTGATAGAACTTTTACAGGTTTTTCTTGCGGGATATTTCGTGCATAATCCAATATTTCTTCGATAGTGCAGGTTTTATTCAGCAATTGTGGGAACAAACTAGCCAATGTTTTTTCACCTAAAGATTTAATACCTTCAATGTTGTCTGACTTATCACCCATTAGTATTTTACAAACCAATACATTCTCGTGTGGGACTGAAATATCTTTGAATTTAATCTTATCCCCATACTTCAATATGACTTTATGTATAGGAGAAAAAATTGAAACGTTTGGTGCAATTAGTTGGGTTAAATCTTTGTCAGATGAAAATATTGTAATGATTTCGTCAAATAAAATGCAATCAGATCATCCGCTTCGTTGTTAACCATTTCTACTTGCCTAACAAACACTTCTTCAAGATATTGTTTTACTCTGTTTTTTTGTTGTAGATAAGACTCGTATTTGAATTCATTCATATTCACTCTACGGTTAGCCTTATATTGTGGATAAATGCTTTTTCTGTGAGATGAGTTAGAATCCCCATCCCAAAACACAACTACTTTATCGTAGTCATATTCTTCTAAAAATTTTCTTAGTGTATTAATAAAGTGATACACCCCACCGATGTGGTTTCCGTCATAGAATAATTCTTTGACTCCATGAAATCCGATTTTGAATAGGTTGTCACCATCAACCAGTAGGGCTTTCTTCACTAAATTTATTTAAACGTTATCAATCTTCTCTTTCTTCTTTCAAGTCAAAGTCACCGTCAGTACCGATAATATCTTTCCAATACTCAGCATACTCTTTCTTGTATTTCTCAATTGAAGCTTTCTCTTCAGAAGCTTCTTTACCTGCCAAGAATCCGTGTGGTGTTACAATAATTCTACCATCATCGAACCCTAATCCATTGATGTGGTTCTTTAATACAGATACTTTACTTCTTACTGCAAACTTAACACTTCTTTTGTCTTTTGTCGCAGTTATTTTAGTCGTACCCGCCCCTTTTTGATTACCGAACAAGAATACCAATGATGAATTCAACCATACCGCGTTTCCACCTTTAGCCATAATCTTCGGTTGACCGAATGGATTATCAGGTAATTCAACCCAAGGTTGATTGATAATGATCAAAGTGTTTTCCCATTTAGAATCTGCCTTTCTTGAACCTGAAATTCTCTGATTGATACCCATACCAATCTTATCAGATAACACAGACGCATTGTGTTGTTTACCACCCTTGCCGTCATATGTCATCTTACACGGTACAGAACCCACAGAATCCCATATAAAACATAAACTAGGTGATTGTACCCCTTCTTCATCTTCGTAGTCTAATTCACCCTTTTCTTGAGCATCTAACAACGAGTTGATGTAGTCAGTAATTTGTTCAATGTAACTGAAGTTGTTATTGAAGATGAAAAATCCACCCCAATCCATTTCTCCTGTTTCTTCATCGACCATTTCCTCACATTCAAAACCCATAAGTTTTGCATGATCAAAAGACCACTTTTGTTCAGTAATAATAAAGACAGGTAATATCTTTTTCTTTTGACTATCTACCGCAGCTTTGATTGCCGCTGTTGTTTTACCTGTATCTGAGTGACCCAAGAACATGTTCAAGTGTCCGATTGCAGGGCCTGGTAGACCTACCGCATCTAAGAAGTCCTCACCTAAGTCGAGGAATCTTTGAGGTTTATATTTTGCTGAAGTTGAAAACTTCTCTTTAACTTTATTAAAGTTGTTCTTCTTGATTGCCATATAATGATATTATAAAAGCATGGACGTAGTGTCCATGCTTTAGTGTTTTAAATTAGAATGGTAAATCACCATCTGGTTCGTCGTCAGCCTGTGTATCAACAATAGGTGATTTTACACCTCCAATTGATGTTGTAGCTTCTTCGTCGTTACCGTAAACGTAACCACCTTTTTCACTATCCCAACGTGGAGATTCTCCTCTTGCAATTGCCTCGAGATACTCAACAGGTTTCTTAGAATAAACATCTAACCACGTTAATTCATCATTAACCCAAGCCTTTGCTTGATCTGCCTCATCATGAACAGGTGTTGGATCATCATACATAATAGTTTGTACTGTTGTATATTCCTTACCATTACCTG